GATTAGATTAAGGAGGAACTTATGAATAGAGAGTTTTTAAAAGGTTTAGGACTTGAGGATGAAGCCATTGAAAAGATAATGGCAGAGAATGGCAGGGACATTGAAAAGTTTAAAAGCGATGTTAAAGCCAAGGAAACAGAGCTTGCAAGCACAAAGAAGCAACTTGTTGATGCTAACAAGGAAATAGAATCCTTCAAGGAGATGGATGTTGAAGCCATCAAGAAGGCTGCTGACGAGTACAAGAACAAGTATGAGCAGGCCGAGAAGGATGCACAGGCCCAAATTGAGGCCCTTAAGCTTGAGCATAGCATTGAGAGCGCACTGAGGGGAGCCAAGAATATAAAGGCGGCCAAGGCGCTACTTGACATGGAAAGCTTAAAGACAAGCAAGAACATTGACAAGGATATGGAGGCGGCTATCACAGCACTAAAGGAATCCGACCCGTATCTGTTTGAGGAGACACCACCACCAGGAACAGGCGGAAGCTTGGGAGCAGGTGGGAAGCAAAGAAAATCACCCATAACAAAGGAAGAGTTTCAGAAAATGCGTTATACGGAAAAGGTGGACTTGTTCAATAAGAACCCTGACCTGTATAACCAACTAAAAGATTAAAGGAGAGATGAAAAATGACACAAACAAAAGCATTGGATCTAGTAAACCCAGAGGTAATGGCAGATGCGATTTCCGCAGAGCTTGAGAATAAGATTAGATTTGCACCATTTGCAAAGATTGACACAACTCTAGAAGGTAGAGCGGGGGATACGATCACAAGACCAGTTTACGCTTACATTGGAGCTGCTGAGGACTTGGTTGAAGGAACACCAATGGACCCAGCTAAGCTTAGCATGACAACCGCTACCGTTACTGTTAAAGAGGCAGGTAAAGCGGTGGAGGTAACTGAAACAGCTGTCCTTACAAACGTAGACGGAACAATGGAAGAGGCGAGCAATCAAATAGGGCTTTCAATAGCTGACAAGCTGGAAATTGATTACCTGGCATCTATGGCAGCAACTGCATTGCAATTTAACGGAACAGCAACAACTGCTGCAAACATAATTGATGCAGTGGCACTGTTCAACGATGAGGATGAGGAAGATTACATCCTATTCATCAACCCAGCTGACTACACTACTCTGTACAAGTCATTGGTAGATGGGAACACCTTCCTATCCAAAGAGCAGATGGCTGAGCTTCTAGGGCTTAAGGACATTGTGAGGACTAAGAGGGTTGCAGTCGGAACATCCTACATCCAGAAACAAGATGCTGTTGAGATAGTTTATAAGAAGAGACCTGAGATTAAGGCTGATGAGGATATACTTGCCAGAACTGTTGTTCTTGCTGGAAACACCTTCTACACAACTAATCTCTACAACGAGGCAGGAGTTGTTAAGCTAGAGGCGATAGTATAATTGACGGGGTTTTCCCCGTCTTTTCTTTTATAAAGGAGAGGTGATCAAATGTTACTAAGAAGGCACCACAAGAAAGCAGAGCCTGCAGAGCTTAAGCCTGAGCCTGTTGAGCCTGTTGAGGAAGTAATTGAGGGAAAGGACCTTGAGCAATTCACCGTTGCAGAGCTTAAGGAAATGGCAAAAGAAAAGGAGATTTCAGGTTATAGCTCTATGAAGAAGGATGAGCTTATTGAAGCCTTAAGGGGTGAGTAGCATGGACTTGATGGATCTAAGAGACAAACTGGATGAGGACAATTATCCCTATTATACAGACCAATACCTCACTAGCAGGTTGGAAGGTGTTGTTGATGATGATGGTTACAGGGCGCTTATAAGGGAACTGCTCCTTAAAAAGGCGGACATCCCAGGTATAAAGCTTGGGGATGTGGAGATTCCTTCACCTAAAAACCATTTTATGACCCTTGCATTCCAGTATAGGCAGAGCATGACAGGAACGGTGGTGAGAGCTGATGGTAGGGAGTGATTACTACAAAAAATACATTGGTGACATGATAGCCCACAATCCCACTGTTATCACCATCAAGCGCACAGAGGAACAGGACAATGGCTATGGTGGAACAACCACTGTTGACCTTCCACCCTTTGACCTGTCTGTAATGATTTATAAGAAACGGTCAAACAGGGAAATCATTGACACTTCAGGGATGATTATAGGCCATGCAGCAGGCGGAGTGTGGAAACTGTTAGCAAGTGGAGATGCAGACATCAAGCGTGGAGACACATTCACAGCTGATGGGACCAGCTTCAAGGTTGCTTTTGTCAACAACTTCTACGACATATGTAAGCAGGTTGAATTGGAGGCTGTTTCATATGTTTAGGCATAACAAGACCAAGTCAACATTCTCAGCTGCTAAGACCTACATGAAGGCACAGGCAGCCCTTGGATTGTTCGCAGATACAGCGGCCAAGAAGATGGAGGCTGATGCCAAGAGAAACGCACCATGGACAGATAGGACATCCAATGCCAGAAACTCAATCCAGGGCAGCTTTGGATGGAAAAACAGAAAGCTTGTAATCACCCTATCCGGCAACATGGATTATTCCGTATGGCTTGAGCTGGCTAATGACAAGAGATATGCGATACTCTACCCGACCATACAAAAGAATGCCCCTGAGGTATTAAGGGCTTACAAGAAGGTGATTTGATATGTGGAAAACCGTATATGACAAATTAAAGGAACATAGCCTAAACCCTTATCCTCCTGGAATCCATACAGGGGAATGCACTACCAGGTATTGTGTGGTAATCGAGGGGAATCAGATTCCATCCGTTGGAAGCAACAGGACAGGCCAGAGGGTCCTTGATGTTATCGCATATATACCAGCTAGCAATTACCCGGCTATGGAGGTCTACAAGAAGGAGATAAAGGCGGCCCTTAAGGAGATACAAGCCCTAAGGTGTACAGGGTTTGAGACTCCTATTATAGCGGAGGATGAGAAAAAGGCTTTTTCATCGTCCATCGAATACACGATATTAAAGAAATTGGAGGGATAAATTATGACAGTACCTAATGAATTTGCATTGGCAAATATTGCAAGAGTTGATATTGTAACAGAAGAGACAACACCTGTAACCTATACCCTGACCGATGTGGCAACAGAGGCTGATGTTGTGGCCTTTACATCCGCAGGACAGGAGCAGGAGCTAAGGGTTAAAAACGTAATCAAGGCACAGAACAACACAGAGGACATAGTAAAGGGCTATGATATAAGCTTGACACAAGCTACTTTCATACCTGAGATACTGGCCCTTGTTGATGGCGGTACATGGGATGAGCTTACTAAAACCTACTCAGCCCCAGTAGTTGGAACACCAGTTGCAAGAACACCGTTTACAATGGATATCTACACTGAGCAGAAGGATGGAGACGGAAGTACGACCGGATACGTTAAATTCTCATACAAGAACTGCAAAGGCAGACCAGTGAACTACTCAGTGGTTGACGGTGGATTCTTCTCGCCACAGATGCAGATTAGAAGTAGGTCAAAGTTTGGAGAATCACCAGTTGCAGTTGCTATGCTAGAGACACTACCTGCTTAATTGCGGGTAGTTTTCTCTTAACAAAAGGAGGATTATATGAGCAAGATAGAAGATAGATTCAAAGATGCATCTACAGAGATTGACATTCCTGATTTTGACGGGATTGGCAGTATTACCATAAAGGTACAAAGGCCACAGCTTACAAGGATGATGAGAGAGGGCAAGATTGACAATCCTCTTATGTCTATGGCAACACAGGCGGCCCTTGGTAAGGCTGCAAAGGTTGACAAGGAAAAGATGACCGATGAGGAACTGGCCAAGGACTATCAGAAATGGATTGATTTCTATTGCACCATCTGCATGGTTGAGCCTAAGTTTGAGGATGTTAAGGACCATATGACAGATGACCAGTTATTGTCTGTGTATGCGTGGGCATTGGCACCGATCAGCGCATTGCGTTCCTTTCGTCACGAAAAGAAAGATGGCGCAGATAATAATGATGGCAAAGCAGTACGGAGAAAAGCCAAGTAAGCTGATGGACATAGAGGACCCCTTTACAGCCTATTGTTTTGATGAGGTCTGCTATATGTACTATGGCAAGGCCCTTGATGACAAGGGAAGGCTTAAATGGAATCTAATATCATGGGATGACAAGAAAAAGGGCAATAATGAGGATTTAATCAACTTTATTGTTAAAACCAACAAGAAATAAGGTATAATCCAATTAAAGGGGGTTATGCATATGAAAAAGCTTGTACTTTTAACGTTTATGGTGTTGGCATTGGTTCTTTCTGGTTGCAGCGCAGCCGAGGTTGATGATCCAGTGGATGTTGCAGGGACAGAGGATACGCCAGAGGAAGTACCTGAGGAGGTTAAGGAAGAAGAGGAAGCGATTCCCATCCATCCTGATGAAATACCATGGGAAATCACCATATTGGAGCCTGACAGCATAGGTAATGTATACATGGATGCAACCTATACCAACAACAGTGACTACCCTATCACAAGGTATCACATGAAGGTACACCTAAAAGACAGGAATGACACGACATATCTATCAAGCCATGACACAGTAATGCCGGGAGAGACTTCTCCAATCTTTGACAGCTTTGGGCCGGAGACAATGGATCCAAATGATTATGAGGTTTTAACCCTTGAGGTAAGGGCAATACTGGATAATGGCGATGAACTTGACATTGAATATGACTTTAAGCTGGGACAGGCTTACTGGGACATATACGAGAAATAAAACTTAAAACAATTAAGACACCTATAAGGGTGTCTTTTTTAATGCC